GACGATTTCGACAAGCCCGAACAGCTCCGCAACGGCGAATGGCGCGGGACCGCCGAGGGTGGGGATCCGACCATGGCCGGCTACTGGATTTCCGGCCTGTATTCGCCCTGGCTGCGCTATGGCGCCATCGCCGCGCAGCACGCCAAGGTGCGCAAGGATCCGCCCCGGCTGCGGGTGTTCGTCAACACGGTGCTGGCCGAGACGTGGCGGGTGGAGGATGGCGAGGGCCTGAGCGACGAGGGCTTGCCCGGCCGGCGGATCGACCATGGCGGCGTGCTGCCGGCGGACACGTTGCTGGTGACGGTCGGCGTGGACGTGCAGGACGACCGGCTGGAAGTGCAGTTCGTCGCGTGGCACGCCGACGAGCGGTCCACCGTCTTCCGCCACGTCATCCTGTGGGGCGACCCCAGCGGCAAACAGGTGTGGGCCGATCTGGACGACCTGTTGCACACGCCGATCCCGCACGCCCGCGCCGTGCCCGATCTGGTGCCGCGCGCGGTGTGCGTCGACTCCGGCGGGCACCACACCAGCGCCGTCTACGCCTACTGCCGCGCCCATGCCCGCGAGCGCTATTGGGCGGTGAAGGGACGCGGCGGCCCCGGCGTGCCGATCTGGCCGAAGCGGGCCGGCAAGGGCAAGGGCGGGGCGAACGTCTTCACCGTGGGCGTGGACCAGTGCAAGGGCATCCTCTACGCCCGGCTTCGCAACGGCGAGGCGGGGGCGCCCGGCTACATCGGCTTCGACGCTTCGCTTCCCGATCCGTGGTTCACCCAGCTCACGGCCGAACGGGTGGTGACGCGCTTCGCCAAGGGGCATCCGGTGCGGGAATGGCGGCTGCCCGACAAGGCGCGCAACGAGGCGCTGGATTGCTTCGTCTACGCGCTGGCAGCGCTGCATGGTCTCTATGCCATGGGCCTGGACCTGGAGCGCGAGGCCATCCGGCTGGTGAACGCGCCCTTGAAGGCGGCGGCTCCGGCCGGGCCGGTGCGGGCGGCGCCGTCGGCATCGCCGCGACCGCGCGGCCCGATTCGGTCCAACTATCTGGGAAGAGGTTGATAATCCTATTTAGGATCAATTTCTTCTAATGCGGCTTGCTGTCCTGTATTTTGGCGGTCACGACTTCACCGGGGACCGCCGATGCTTGGGACCGTCCGCCGCCTTCTCTCCACCATGACCGCCGGGCGCCGCTCCCTCGACGCGGCCGGCGGCGGGCGTCTCGGCAACGCCCGCACCGTGCGCAACCTGAACGCCGACATCCTGGCGACCGCGAGCACGATCCAGCGCCGGGCCGCCTACTTCGCCCGCAACAACGCCCACGTCACGGCGGCGGTCAACGCCCTGGTGACGAACATCGTCGGCACCGGCATCAAGCCGTCCTCGCAGCATCCCGACCCGAAGACGCGCGAGACCCTGCACGCCCTGTGGGCACGGTGGACCGACCACTGCGACGTGGACGGCTTCGGCGACTTCTACGCCATGCAGGCGCTCATGGTCCGCCAGATGGTGGAGGCGGGGGAGAGCTTCGCCCGCTTCGTGACCTTCGGCCCGGACGAGGGGTTGGAGGTGCCGTTCCAGCTCCAGGCGATCCACCCGGCGCAAGTGCCGCTCGAAACCCTGTCGGCGCTGGTGGACAACCGCATCCGGGGCGGGATCGAGTTCGATGGCGCCGGGCGCCGCGTCGCCTTCCACGTCCTGCCGGCGCGGCCCGACGATCCGCTGGCGCCGCTGGCGGAGCTGTGGAACCCGGTGGCGATCCCGGCGCGGGACATGGCCCACCTGTTCCACCCGGTGGAGCCCGGCCAGCTTCGCGGGCTGTCCTGGCTGGCCCCGGTGCTGCTGGCGGTGCACGAGGTGGACCAGCTTCAGGACGCCGCCCTGGTGCGGGCGAAGCTGGCGAACCTGCTGTGCGCGGCGCTGGTGGACCCGGACGGCACGGCGGGCGGACTGCCGGGCGACGCAAGCGGCGGAGTTCTGGATTTCGGCCTGGAGCCGGGGACCATCCTGCCGCTGAAGCCGGGGACCTCGCTGGAGTTCTTCGACCCGAAGGAGAGCCAGCACTATGGCGCCTTCATCAAGAGCCACCTTCAGGCGATCGCCGCCGGGCTGGGCGTGCCCTACGAGCTGCTGACCGGCGACCTGTCGGGGGTGAACTACAGCTCGATCCGGGCCGGGCTGGTGGAGTTCCGCAAGCGACTGGAGCACTGGCAGCACAACGTCGTCGTGTTCCGGCTCTGCCGGCCGGTGTGGGACCGCTTCATCCGCACGGCGGTGCTGTCCGGGCTGATCGACTTCCGCGCCTACGAGGCCGATCCGGCGGCGTTCCACCGCGTCGAGTGGCTGCCGCCGAAGCCGGTGTGGGTGGACCCGAAGAAGGACGCCGAGGCCGAGATCCTGATGGTCAACGCCGGCTTCAAGAGCCGGGCGCAGGTGGTGACAGGATTGGGCTACGACCCCGAACAGGTGGACGCGGAGATTGCCGCCGACGCCGCCCGCGCCAAGCGCCTGGGGCTGCCCATTGGCACCACGTCGGCACCCGCGCTCCCGTCCCCGACCGACGCCACCCCCACCGATCCGGAGAGCGCATCCGATGACTGACCCCCTGACCCGCGCCCTTGGCGGCGCCACCCCGGCCACGCTCAACCGCGAGGCCCGCACGGTCGATGTGGTCGCCCTGTCCGGGCTGGCGCCGGCGGTGCGCAAGGCCCCGGCCCCGGATGGCGCGGCGGAAGCCTGGATCGAGGAATTGGACGCGGCGGGTGCGGACCTCGCGCGCTTCATCGGCGGGCCGGCGCTGAAGGATCATCGCGCCACCACCGACAACGCGGTGGGGGTGGTGGACGCGGCGGCGCTGGCGGCCGGCGGGCGCATCGTCGCCACCGTGCGCTTCTCCCGCAAGCCGGCGGCCGACGAGCTGATGGCCGACGTCGGCGACGGCATCGTGCGCGGCGTCTCGCTCGGCTACCGCGTCACCAAGTGGCAACTGGTCGGGCGCCGCGACGGCCTGCGCGTCTTCCGCGCCATCGCCTGGGAACCCTACGAACTCTCCTTCACCCCGGTGCCCGTCGATGCGGGCGCCACCGTTCGTTCGAAAGAGGACAGCATGACCACGACCCCGACGGCGGCGCCGGCCGACACCCCGGCGCAAGTCATCACCACCCCGGCCCCGGCCGACACCAGCCGCGCGGCGGTGAATGCGGAGATCCGCTCCATGGCCCGCGTGGCCGGGCTGGATCAAGCGTGGATCGACGGCCAGATCGACGGGGCCGCCACGGTCGACGCCGCCCGCGCCGCGGCGTTCGCCGAGCTGACCCGCCGCGGCGGCGTCACTATCACCACCGCGGCGCCGATCACGGTCGGCACCGACCACACCGACCCCAGCGCCATCCGCCGCAGCATGTCGGACGCGCTGGCCACCCGGCTCGCTCCCGGCCTGGTCAAAGCCGAGGGGCGGGCGCGGGAGTTCATGGGACACCGGGCGCTCGACATGGTGGGGGAACTGGCGGTGGCGCGCGGCCAGCGCTTCAACCGCTTCGACCAGAACGCGCTGATGGAACGCGCCATCGGGGCGCACACCACGGGCGACTTCCCCCTCCTGCTGGCCGACGCCGGCAACAAGATCCTGCTGGCCCGCTACGCCGTCGCCAACCCGACCTATCGCCTGTGGGCGGCCCGGCGCGGCTTCACCGACTTCAAGCCCCACAAGTTCCTGCGGGTGGGCGACTTCCCCGCCTTCAAGAACCTCGCCGAGTCGGGCGAGGTGAATTACGGCACCATGTCGGAGAACCGGGAGACGGTGGCGGCGGCCGAGTTCGCGACCGGCATCATCCTGGGGCGCCGCGCGCTCATCAACGACGACCTGTCGGCGCTGTCGGACTTCTCCAGCATGATCGCCATCCGCACGGCGGCCGACGAAAACCGGCTGGTCTACGGGCTGCTGACCAGCAACCCGGCCCTGTCGGACGGCAAGGCGCTGTTCCACGCCGACCACGGCAACAAGGCCGCCGCCGGGGCCGCCATCACCGTTGCCAGCGTCGGGGCGGCGGTGGCGGCGCTGCGCAAGATGAAGTCGCTGGACGCCATCCCGCTCAATCTGGCGCCGCGCTTCCTCGTGGTCGGGCCGGACAAGGAACTGGAGGGGCGGCAAGTCCTGGCGAGCATCACCCCGACCAAGGCGGGCGACACCAACCCGTGGGCCGGGCTGATGGAACTGGTGGTGGACGCCAACATCACCGGCAACGGCTGGTACGTCATGGCCGATCCGGGGCTGTGCCCGACCGTGGTCTATGGCTACGTGGCCGGGTCCGAGGGGCCGCAGATCAAGACGGAAACCGACTTCGACAGCCAGTCGGTCAAGGTCCGCGCCGGGCTGGATTTCGGCTATGGCGTGATCGACTTCCGGGGCGCCCACTCCAACGCCGGCAACGCCTGACCATGGCGGCGCTGGCCGACCTCATCGCGTGGCGGGACGCGCTCCAGGCGGCCCGCTACAGCGGCGCCCGGCGGGTGGTCTACGGCGGCAAGGAGACGGAGTTCAAGAGCGACTCCGAGATGGCCGCCGCCCTGGCCGCGCTCAACCGCCAGATCGACGCCGCCGGCACCGCGCCGCGCGTTTCCCTCATCCGCGTTTCATCCTCCAAGGGGATCTGAACCCATGAAGACCTTCATCCAGAACGGCGCCTCGATCACCGTCACGACCCCGGCCGGGGGCGTTACCAGCGGGAGCGGTGTCATCGTCGGCGCGCTGTTCGGCGTGGCCGCGACGACGGCGGCCGAGGGCGAGGCCCTGACCGTCGCCACGGTGGGCGTCTACGAGCTGCCCAAGCTCTCGACGGCGGTGATCGCCGCCGGGGGCCGGGTGTCCTGGGACGCGACCGCCCACCGCTGCGACGCCCCCGGCGCTGGCCGCTATCCCATCGGGGCCGCCATCGAGGCCGCCGGCAACGGGGCCGGGACGGTCAAGGTGCGGCTGGACGGCGTGTCCACCGTCGCCGCGTCCTGATCCGCCAGAACTGGCGGGGCGCGCGGCCCGCCCGATCCCCGGCCGGGGAAGGCCGCGACTCTTCCTCTTCCCCTCCGGTGCCCCATGATCGACTTCGACCGCTTCGCCGTCGCCCCGGCCTTCCTGACCTTCGGGGAGGCCGCGACCTACACCCCGCCGGCCGGTTCGCCCGTCCCCTGCCGCGTCATCCGGGAAGGTGGCGGCAAGCCGGTGAAGTTCGGCCCGGTGACGGTCTACCTTGCCAGCCTCACCTTCGACGTGCGGGCATCGGACGTGCCCGATCCCGCCACCGGGGGCGTGTTCCAGGTGGGCGCCATGGCCTACACCGTGACCGGCACGCCCTACCACCCCGAGGACGATCCGCACGGGCTGGTGTGGAGCTGTGGTGTGCTGTGGGGCGCGCCGATCCTGTACCGCAGCTACAGCGGGGACGGCGGCACCCTGAACCCTCCCAAGGGCAGCGGGTGGAAGCTGGCGGCGGCGGCGCCGGTCGGCGCGGGGTCGGTCAGCATCGCCGGCACCCTGGCGCAAGGCCAGCTCCGGCCGGGCGACCGCGTGACCATCGGGACCACGGTCCACACCGTCACCACCACGACCACGGCGGCATCCGGGCGCTTCGACGCGGTGGGCATCGCCCCGGCGCTGGTGGCGCCAGCCGCCGCCGCGCTCCCCCTGGTGCTGGGCTTCGCCCGCGACTTCCCCGTGCTGGCCGGGATGGCGGGCTATGACGACACCTTTGCGGGCGCCGTCGCCACGGGCACGCGGCGCATCATCGTCATGCAGGATCGCCTGACCGCCGCCGGCTGCACCGACGCGCCGAAGCTGGGGGACATCATCACCTTCGAGGGGCAGCCCTTCACCGTAGGGGCTGCGACCGCGCTCTATCAGGGGGCGGCGCCCTTCGCCTGGGATCTGCAATGCAAATAAGATCGTTGGCAAAACCATTTGGATTGGAATGGTAACAAACAAATCTGCTGTCGCTTGAACAGGTGCAGTTAACCGCACCTGTTCAAGCGACAGTCTCATTAGGCAGCATCCTCATTATCGTCCGGTGCATTCAGGCGCCATTCAATATCTAGGGATAGGTCCATTGGCAATGCAATCGGCTCTTCATCAGGATGTTTACTGTTCCAATAGGAAGCGTCCAAAGTGAGCTGCAACCCGTCACCAATCATTTGCTCTCGTCTGTTCACGAGAGATTTGTGCATAACTTTGCGAGGGGCTTCATTAATATCCCACCAAGTATAGAAGGTCATTTGACCGCTTTGGACGGGAACTGCGTGATAAACTCGATATGGACGCCCAGTTTTGGGATCTCGGCCGATTTCTTCACGCGCCGCATCGGCAAATTGCTTTGCCAATAGCTCAACTGGAGATTTTGGCTGGGGCATAGGCCAGCCTTTCTTTAGCGCGTACTGCGCCACTTTTTGCATATCAATTTCTTGCTCTCCAGATTCATCTTTCCAGGCTCGTATTAAGCGCTGCATATCCCGCTTTTTACTCATGACAAACTTCCTTCGTCGCTGA